CAAAACAAAATAAAACTATGAAAGAATCAAACATTAAAATTGTAGATGGCTTCGTGTGGCTTTTGGTCACAGAAAGAGCCGAGGAGGTGTATTTCTCAGACCTATTTGAGATATACGCCCTGTATCCCGATGGCTCAGAGTCATTGGTAGTTAGCCTTGAGGACCTGCATACGTGCCTAGAATTCGGGCTAGAGATTGGAGTAGAAGTTGGATATATTAACACTTAAACCATGAACGCATACAAAATAAACACGACCGCATATAGTGAGGAGGATTTTTTTCTCATTACGGATTTGACTGGCGAAGAAATCGGGGACGTAATTTACCCAATTGTATTTGCAGAGCGAGAGCAGGGCATGGAGTACACCAACGAGCGAATAGTCAAAGAACTCAAAAAGAGGTACCCAAAAAGGTCAATAAAGGCCTATGAGCAGTTCATAGAATTATCATTTTAACCCAACCAAACCATGAAAAAAGAAATGCAATTTAACCACGATGCCACGTCCCTAGTGGATGCACTTGGCATAGATGCGCATTCATTTGCGACCCAACTTGCAGCCGTGATGGCTATATACGAGGCCAATGACGAGAATAAAATCAGTAAGCTAAGTCATTTAATCCACACCTGCATAGACTACAAAATCATTTTAATGATGGCAACGACCCAGCTGGTTGGTGTTGTTGAGCAGTTCAACAACTCAAGTGATATGGACGAATTGTTTAACACCCTATCAAAAAATTAGCCATGAGAAAGGCGCTATCAATTTTAGGGGACTTGATGCAGGTAATTTTCATATCAATACCCCTTGCACTAGCAATTTACATAGGCCTACACGTAGGTCTATTATTTTACATCATCTATAAAAAAATCAAATGAAAATCACAATCGAAATTGAGGTGCCAGAGGACCTAGACCTTGAGCACACCCTTGAATGCGTCACGGACGCAATGTTTATGTCCGACTGCGTCACAAAGAAAGAAGAGTATTTTGTAATCGAAGTAATCCAATCAATTCAAAAACAAGCAGAAAAATGAAACTAGAAATCGAATTAAACAGAGAAGTGCTGGAGGACATCTTCGTCACTGCACTAGAAGGTGGTAGCAACTATTGGTACTACATAAGCGAGGATACTTACAAGAAAATTAGAAATGCCGTAAGCAAGAAAGATGAGCCTTACCTAGCCGTAGCCATGTTGAAGGCCGTGTTAGACCATGGTGTTGAGGTTACAATCCATGATGCTGAGAACGAAGAGGACGAGGTTGGCTGGATTAGTAAAGAGACCATGCAGGAACGCCTGCAGGACCTGTACAATAGCGAGAACAGATGGGCAATTGAGCGCCACATCAACGAGGAGGGCGATGCCGATTCCGCTGACGTAGTATTCCAATACATAGTAATCGGGGAAGCGGTATATGGATAAGATAGTCGAGGATGTGATAGCCAAGTACAGGCAAAGGTCTGAGGTTGGCATAGCAAAGTACGGGACAACGCTAGTTGAGAACAAAGCCACCTTAATTGAGTGGCTTACCCATTTGCAAGAAGAACTCATGGACGCTACATTGTATATTGAAAAATTAAAGTCAGAATTAAACGAAAAATAATCAAATGGAAAATTTTAGAGATTGGCAAGACTCTGGTCGTTGCTACACAAGAAAAAAATTTATGTCTCTTTATCCTACTGCTGAACTGCTGGGAGCCTGTGATGAAGTGGTCATATATGACAGCGGGCACTACATTCAAGGCCTTTTTGGTGGCTCGTACTACTTCAGCAATACCAATCGGAGTAAGAACATAGAAGAGGTGGAGAAGAATTTATTTTTGGAAAAAGTCATGCAAAAAATAGACTAGTATTAAACAATTTAATATCTTTACAGAAATAAAATTCAATCACATGAAACAGGAAGTTTTTAATCAGTACGTAGACAGGGTCATTGACCTATTTGGGATAACCAAGGAGGACCTATTCTCCAAGACAAAGAAGCGGAACGTGGTGGATGCTAGGCAGTTGATTTACTACCTATGTGCCAAGAGGCCGATGCAAATCACTTACATCGAAAGGTACATGAATGAATGTGGCTATGAAATCACCCATTCGTCAATCATTCATGGCATATCTGCTGTCGAGAAAAGAATAGCAGAAGACAAGGATTACGTATCTGTAGTACGAGAAGTAGAAAGAGCAGTATTTATTTAATTAATCAAAACACCCAATGGAAAAGAAAAAATCAGTATTCGAAAGGCTATCGGCCATCAACGTCAACGAACACGTTGAAAAGAAGAAAGACCTCACCTACTTATCGTGGGCGTGGGCATGGGCAGTAACAAAGCGAGAGTGCCCAGATGCAACGTACAAAATACTTCCTACAGATTACGATGAGGCCCTTGGCTTCATGTGTCAGACTGAGGTGACAATCGAAGGCGAGACGCTGGGGATGTGGTTACCTGTAATGGATGGGGCCAACAGGTCTATGAGAAAGGGAGAGTACACAGGTAAGTACGGGAAGACCGTTGATGCAGCCACTACGTTCGATATCAATAAGACCTTGATGCGTTGTTTGGTTAAGAACCTAGCGATGTTTGGCCTTGGTATCTACATCTACGCTGGTGAGGACCTGCCTGAGGCTGAGACAACGGCACCTACACCTGCGCCTGCAAAGGCTAAGCCTACTACAGGACTAATTGATTTGGTGGTTGACGATGAGAATTGGAAGGGAGTTGTGAAGTACGCAAAGGACAACAAGGCACTTGGGTTTGACAAGATAGGCCAGCAGTTGAGCAGGAAGTACAAATTGAGTAATGAAGTGAAGCAAGCACTCGTAGACCTATTGAAATAATGAAGACACTATTGGAGACAATTGACCTAACAGGGGAGCCAAATATCTTGGCTCTCCTTACAGATGACAAGGAGTACTATAGCGGTATAGGTAAGAACTACCTATCCAACTCTGACATCGGTACGCTACTGAATAACCCAAAGGATTTCGGTAAGTCACGGGAAGACAACAAGGCTTTCATGGATGGTAGATACTTTCACCAATTGATTCTGGAGCCCGAAAAGGCTAAGCTAACGCCATTCGTTGACGTAAGCACAAGGACTACCAAGGAGTACAAGAACTTCTGCGAGACCAATAACCTGCCGTTCTGTATGCTCAAGAAGGAGATGGAGGAGGTAGAACATCTGGTTGACATCATCAAGGGCAACATCACATTCTACGATGAGATTTTCAGAGAAGGAAACCAATACGAGGTACCTGCTGTAGGCATGATACAGGGGATGATGTGGAAGGGCAAGGCGGACATTGTTGGATGGGACTTCTTGATTGACTTGAAGACTACCAGCGACATCCATAAGTTTAAATACTCAGCGAAGGCATACAACTACGATTCGCAGTGCTATATTTATCAGCAGTTGTTTGGCAAGCCATTGGTGTTTTATGTGATTGACAAGGGTACAGGAGTACTGGGCATTTTTAAGCCCACTGAGGACTTCATTCGCTCAGGTGAGGCCAAGGTAGGCAGAGCCATAGAAGTCTTCTCTAAGTACTTCGGAAGCACTCCTACGGACAACATCGAGAACTACTACATAGATGAGTTCCTAATGTAAGATTAAAGGGAGGCTAAGGGACCCCACCTACCTGCAATTGGGGTGTGAGGTGTTAGCAGGTAGTCTCCCTTTTAAAATAGTCAGGTGGCGGAATAGAGGAAGACGCAGGCCAATGGGTCTGTTACAGGTTCGAATCCTGTCCTGACTACAACTAACATTCACTTAGCCTCAGAGGTAGGTGTTGGTTCAAATAGACTGAGGCATACAAAAACAATTTACACAATGGCACAAGACGAAAAAATCTTTGCAGATGGTTTCTCCTTCAAGAGAAACGAAAAGGCTCCTGAATTTGTAGTAGGGAGACTATCTTTAAAAGTTGACGATGCGGTAGTATTCCTCAAGGAACACCAGCGTAATGGCTGGGTCAACCTGAACGTGAAGACCGCTCGTAGCGGTAACCACTACGTTGAGTTAGACACCTACGAGGCACCTTCTGGAGCCAAGCCAACTGAAGTGAAGGCTAAGCCACAAGCAAAGGTGGTACTACCAGAGCCTGAGGATGATGGTGAGTTGCCATTCTAATGGAGGAAAAATAGGGGGAGACAATCTCTCCCTTTTTTTTGGCCTTTTTGCCTGACGAAAATGTCAACACAAACTCCCCTATTCTTTCTATATATAATTTCTATTCTTTTTATTTTTTTTAATTAAATTTTAAGAATAAAATTGACATAATCGACAGTAGTTTGATAATCAGTAACTTACACGACATAAAATCGACACCCATTCAACATTTATGACACAAGATGTAACCATATTTAAAAGCATCAGGGATACAGACACTCCGTTCCATAGGGACGTGAGGCTAATCCTTAATAGAATCAAGGAAGGCACTGAGTCCACAAAGGACTTGGTTAAGCGCATACGCCTAGAGAAGCGCAAGCCTGAGCGACAGGAACTAAAGAAGCTATTGCCTGCAATATGCTTCAGCGGTACATTCAACAAGAGAACAGATTCGTCCCTGATTCAGCACTCAGGTTTGATATGCCTAGACTTCGATGGCTATGATAAGTCCAAGGAGTTACTACAGGACAAGGAGAACCTGAGCAAGAACAAGTACGTGTTCTCTGTATTCATTAGCCCATCAGGGAACGGGCTAAAGGTGTTGGTAAAAATTCCTGCAGATGCAGAGAACCACACCAACTACTTCAATAGCCTAGAGAAGTACTTCAACAGCCCGTACTTCGACAAGACAAGTAAGAACGTATCACGTGTATGCTACGAGTCTTACGACCCGCTCCTGCACATCAACGAGAACAGCAGTATATGGGACTTGATTGAGGAGCCTGAGTACACGGAGGTCAACAAGACAAGAGACCAACCTACGATTCCAATCACGGATGAGAATAAGATTGTGGACATACTCGTTAAGTGGTGGACAAAGAAATACCCAATGAACGAGGGACAGCGCAATCAGAACTGCTACGTCCTAGCCATGGCCTTCAATGACTTTGGAATTAACAAGGGATTGGCATCTTATATATTGAACCAGTACGCCTCGGAGGACTTTACAACTCGGGAGATTGCCAATACAATTGACTCTGCCTACAAGCACACGGCAAACTTTGGTACCAAGTACTACGAGGATGAGGAGCGCATCAATAACATCAGAGCCAAACTCAGACGTGGCGTATCAAAAAAAGAGATTCGCATCCAACTGCAGGACTCCCACTTGGAGAGCGATATAATCGAATCTGTGCTCAATAAGGTAGAGGAGGAGAATTCAAAGCAAACCTTCTGGGACAGGAATGACAAGGGAGTAGTAAAGATAATTCACATTCAGTTCAAGCAGTTCCTTGAGGACAATGGGTTCTACAAGTTCTGCCCTGAGGGTGGTAAGAACTACGTGTTTGTCAAGGTCACCAACAACTTGATTGACCATACTTCAGAGAAGGAGATTAAGGACTTCGTGTTGAACCACCTGCTGGAGCTAGATGACATTGGAGTATACAATTACTTTGCAGACCAGACTAGGTTCTTCAAGGAGGAGTTTCTCTCTTTGCTTTCTACGATTGAGATTTACTTCATTGCGGATACCAAGGATGCGTCTTACTTGTACTACAAGAACTGCGCTGTAAGAATTACAAAGGATGGAGTTTCACTATTGGACTACATTGACCTTGGCGGGTATGTCTGGAAAGACCACGTGATTGATAGGAACTTTGTGAAGTGTAGCGTGTCAGACAACTTTGATTTCAAAAAGTTTGTCAGCAATATCAATGGTGGCGATGAGGGACGCATCAAGTCCATGGAGAGCACGATGGGATTCTTGCTTCACGGATATAAGAACCTTGGCTTTTGTCCTGCGGTAATCCTTAATGACGAAGTGATAAGCGATAACCCTGAGGGAGGGACAGGAAAGGGATTGCTTATGAATGCGCTGAGTAAGATGAAGAAGCTAGTGGTGATTGATGGTAAGTCATTTGCTTTTGAGCGTAGCTTCGCCTATCAGTTGGTATCAGCAGACACCCAGATACTTTGCTTCGATGATGTGAGAAAGCACTTTGACTTTGAGCGTTTGTTCAGCGTAGTAACTGAAGGGCTAACCCTTGAGAAGAAGAACAAGGATGCCATCAAGATTCCGTTCGCCAAGTCACCAAAGATTGCCATCACAACAAACTATGCAATCAAGGGTGCCGGCAATTCATTTGCAAGACGTAAGTGGGAGCTGGAGCTACACCAATTTTACAGAAAGGACTACACGCCACAGGATGAGTTCGGCAGACTTATGTTCGGTGATTGGAACGATGACGATTGGTGTGAGTTTGACAACTACATGATTGGATGTCTTAAAAATTACCTCAGGACGGGACTAGTCAAAAGCAAATTCGTTAACTTGAAAATACGTCAGCTGTCTGCCGAGAGTTGCCATGAGTTTATCGAGTGGTGTGGTCTGGTGGATAGTGCAGAGCGAAACGTGATGCTACAGGTTGACACTAGGCTGTACAAGAATGAGCTGTACTCTAACTTCGTGGAGGAGTACCCTGACTATGGGCCTAGAGGTAGGATGAGCATCAGTAGGACTAAGTTCTACAAGTGGTTGATTGCTTACGCAATTTATAAGGAAGGAACTTTGCCTGAGGAGGACAGAGACCAACAGGGTAGATGGATAATTATTAAAAGCAAAAAAGACGATGAGTAATGTAATCATTTGGAACTACGTGTTCCACTTCAGTGAGTATACCAATAAGTGGTACGCCATACACAGAGACAATTACCTAGACTATTGGAGTGCTGAGAAGGACAGCTTCCTTAGTGATGAGAACCTTGATGAGTTGATTAAGAAGATAAAAAAATGACACAAGTTGTCGAAAGAATACCAGCCTACAGCAACAAGTCTATGATAGACTATTGCGACACGTTACTATCAATACTTACTCAGAGCTACCAGACAAAGGTTGGCAGAGGCAAGAAGGTGGAGACGATTAAGGTATTCAAGCACAAGCAAGACCAAGATGTCATTGACAAATTAATCAGGAGCAAGGAGCACTACGATAAATTAAATCAAATGAAAAATAAAGGAGGAGTAACCTTCAGAGATTATCAGGTAGACATAATCGAAAGGGGGTCTCATATACTAGAGAAGCACGGGTTCCTGTACCTTGCCATGGAGGTGAGGACAGGCAAGACTCTTACGAGTCTAGGCATTGCAGATGAGGTCAAGTCGTGGAAGGTGTTGTTTGTTACCAAGAAGAAAGCAATCAGCACAATCGAGGCGGACTACAAGCTATTGAATCCAGCATACTTCTTGACCGTGATTAACTATGAGAGCCTACACTTGGTGATGGACAACGAGGAGTGGGACTTGGTGATTTGCGATGAGGCTCACAGCATGGGTGCTTTCCCTAAGCCAAGTGGCAGGGCTATTCTGGTGGCTCAGGTGATAAGAAAGTATAGACCAAAGGTGATACTGCTATCGGGAACACCAACCCCAGAGAGTTACTCTCAGATGTACCATCAGGTCTATGCTATACCTCATAATCCCTTCAGTGAGTTCGCAAATTTCTACAGATTTTGCGACAAATATGTGAGCATAAAGCAGAAGAAAATCAACTCGATGTTCATTAAAGACTACAGCCATGGGCTAGATGATATCATCAAAGTAATGGAACCGTACACGATTAACTACACGCAGGCTGAGGCTGGTTTCAAGTCAGAGGTGAAGGAGGAGGTGTTGTATGTTCCAATGAAGGACTCAACCTACAGCATGATTAAGAGGCTCAAGCGAGACCTAGTAATCGAGGGTAAGGAGGAGACCATACTTGCGGACACGGCTGTTAAGTTAATGATGAAGGTACACCAGCTATGCAGTGGGACCATTAAGTTTGAGAGTGGTAACAGCATGGTGTTAGACACCACCAAGGCTGAGTTCATTAAACAAAAATTTCAAGGAAGTAAGGTAGGCATCTTCTATAAATTTAAGGAAGAGTACAACGCCTTGAAGCAGGTGTTCGGTGATGAGCTGACTAGCGAGCTGAGTGTATTCGAAGACACTGATAAAAACATAGCTCTGCAAATAGTATCTGGACGAGAGGGCATATCTTTACGTGACGCTGACTACTTGGTTTACTACAACATTGACTTCAGTGCCACTAGTTATTGGCAGAGCAAGGACAGGATGACAACCAAGGACAGGCTAGAGAATCAGGTCTACTGGGTCTTCTCAGAGGGAGGTATTGAACAAGACATATACAAAGCAGTATCAAACAAAAAAGATTACACACTTAATCACTTTAAAAAAGATTTCTATGAAACAGACGGCAGTACAATGGTTCGCAACTAGGGTGACGTATCTAAAGATAAGTCCAAAGGAGATGCATGACTTCTTAGACTGGTATGAAGAAGCCATGCGGATGGAGAAGGAGCAAAGAATAATGGATTATAATGCGGGTCATTCCGATGGTCTATGTAATCACATTAATGATGCAGATAATTACATAAATGAACAAAACTATGCCTGATATAACGATGTGCCCGGGGACAGATTGTCCCTACAAAGAAAGTTGTTACCGATATACAGCTAAGCCTAGCGAGTATTATCAATCTTACTTCATGAAGCCACCATTTAAGGATGATGAATGCGAAATGTATTGGGGAGATAATGCAGAAATGATTTTCAAACAATTAAAAGACATAACAAAAAAATGTACGGAAAACTAGCACACATGAGCAAGCCAACAGTATTTACTGTTAAGCATTACGATAAAACTATCACCATTGAAATAGACCATAGCGACATAGATTTCCATGAAGTGATGGAGACAATTGAATCGCTTACAATCGCTATGGGATTCGGTAAAGATAGCTTTAGAAATTGGGTAAAAGAATCTGCAGAAATTTATGCAGAGGAGGACAAAGAAACATTCGAAGACTGACATGGAGATTTATCTAAGAGACCAAGCAAAGAGACTATTCTACAGCAGGGACATTCCTGTAGATTCAATAGGTGTTTTTCAATCACACATTGGTGAATGGATTTATTGGTTCAATGATGATTGGACTTATGACACAGGCTTCGCAGATACAGAGTCAGAGGCTTTACAGATAGCAAAGAAAAATTTCAGGCCACATAAAAAAAACTATGACATCATATAAGGTACACGGGCATAAGTTCCACGATATGGAACGGCTCAATAGTCAGGTAGAAAAAGTGATGCGGAGGTTCGGTCATCAGTTCGGATACTTCGAGATAGGTGAGATGTACGAGATTGACGGCACCGTAAACCTAATCCTTGAATGAAGTACTCAAGAAGTTTCAAACACGATGTAGTTATTGGACAGATTGGAGAAGACTGGGCTAAAGAATTTTTCTCTGGAGCATTTAAGCTTGAGGTTAAGTTCGACTCCATGGCTCACGTCACTGGCAATATCTTCATCGAATACTCTTCTAGGGGCAAGCCATCAGGGATAGCAGCGACAGATGCCGAGTATTACTTATACATAATAGCTGAGTTCAACAACGCCATCATATTGAACGTAGAGAATCTAAAGGAAAGACTGAGGTACTACTACAAGCACAATATGTACATAAGAAATGGCGGTGACGATGATACCTCAGTTGGTTTCTTGGTTCCAATAAGCGAGTTATTAATGGTATGACAGAACAACAAATACAATCAAAACTAATCAAAGAGCTGGAGGCCAAGGGATACTACGTCATCAAGTTGATTAACACCAACAAGAACGGTATCCCAGACCTGATAGCTATACCAAGAGATTCAGACGTAGAGTTCTACGAAGTGAAGAAACCCAAGGGTAGAGTATCAAAGCTACAGGAGTACAGATTAAAAGAGCTACGTGCTCACGGAATTAAAGTTGAAATCTATAAAGGAATCGAATCAAATGATAATGCATAAGTATACCAAGATGGAAGCTCTGTCCCAGATATTGAACAGAGAGTTTGAAGCAAATATTTTAGAGTATTCAAAAAAACAAAACAACGTAAACGCAAGGAAGGTGTTTTGTAAAATACTAAGTGACATCGGATTCTCAAGTTGGGACATCTGTGAATTTCTAAAGAGAGACTACGGGGTTTATATGTACTACATGGGAGACGTAGAAGACCTTTTGAAGTACAACCCTGAGGTGAAGGAGAAATATCTAGAGTGTAAAGATTTATTCTTTGTAACAATTAAGGGAGTTGTACAGGACCAACATGAGTATGTCTCCAGTAGAAGTACAAAGATGGACTACTCTGTCTGGGACAGAAGTGGGTTAGAGAAAGTTGAAGACAATTACGATAGGATAAGAAAGATTATCGAGCTTGTTGACATCAATACTCCATTGGGTGAAGAGCATTTAGTATTCGAGAAACTAGTCCAAGTGTTTGAAACTATGTCAGACCATGGAAAAAAAACGAGAGAGAGAAAATGCTAGGGCAAATAGAATTGCTGCAAGGGTGGGTTTAAACCACGTCCTAATGGCTAGTATTTATGAGAACGTAGTGGATAGGGACTTCAAGAAGGCTGAGATAGAGCTGAAGGAACTTATCTACGATTTAAGATTAATGTTGAAATCAATAGAGGAAGATGATTTTTGAAACGGACACAGATATTTTAAGGGAAAAGAAAGCAATTGATTTGTTCGTAAGTATTTTTAAAGGCTCCTACAAGAAGCTTGACCAGTTCGACATAGACTACAAGGTGTCCGATGATAGAGGACAACTGATTGCATACGTTGAGGTGGTTGGAAGGATGAGGAGCATGAAGACATCTTACCCTCTGCCGATTACTTTGAGCAAGCTAAACAAGCTCATAGAGAAGCGACTCAATCCTGTGATTGTGTGGGCCTGTGATGATGGCATCATCTATGCTGAGGCCACCAAGATAGAGGGAGTAATAAAGTGGGGAGGTCTCCCTCCCCGTGATGAGATGATGGTCTACTACGATAAGCACAAGACTATGAAGTACGTGAGGTACGTTTAGTTACCCCTATTCTTTTTCTTAAATTCCTTGTCTTCTCTAGCCGTAGCTTCCTTTTGTAATTTTCTTTCAACAGCTTCCTTTGCCTTGGTTTCTTTATTCCAATCCGAGTTAGGGCCAAATCTTTTTCTCCAAAGGGAAGGATTCAATCGCTTCATGTCACTCTCATTATCGTATCTCTGTCCCTTGCTTGAATCATAAAGTAGCCTTTTCTTCTTTGCAGCCAACATCTCCTTCTGCTTATCAATTGCAGCCTTAGCCTCTTCGCTACCTACAATCTCAACAATCTTTTTGTCTATAGCTCTTCGCTCTTCCTGATTCCTAGTCTTGTTCTTTAGCTCTTTTAAGTCCTTCAGCTTATCATAATCATCCGGAGTAGTGATGCTTGAGTCAGGAGTATTGGCAGCCTTACGTAGGTCCTTATAAATCTCATCGTTCACAGCCCTCTTCACGTCTTTGTAAAAAGGAATTAGTCCTGCGTTGCCGGCAACCTCTAAAGGTATTCTGTAATTCACAGTCATATCCTCTCTTCGTATAGCATCAGGCTCTTTTTTGGTTGGACCATCTCCCATTACTCTGCTAGATAGTGCCCCAAAGTTTTTGCCTATCAATACAGCTGTGTTCAATGCAGGAGTATATGCACCTGCCATATTGATAGCTATTTTTGGAACATCTATATCCCCTCTGTCACCAACATTTAGATAAGTGTATGCAATGTTGTCCTTGTAGAAATCATACTCTCCATTTCTAAGGAAGTCAAGATACTCTTCGTTGATTTTTTCTACACCAAAGTTCACCATTCCTCTTACTGCGTTGCCAAAGTTTCTGCCAACGGTATATCCAGCAAACACGTTAGCCAATCCTCTTCCAAGCATTTGGTAGTATGACTTCTCATCCACTTCTTCTTCATCTTCCCAATCGAATGCAAGGCCAAGTGCAGCTCCAACAATACCAGCCCCCATATTAGCCACCATAACCTGATAGATTACAGACCTTGTTGTGATGCCAGCCAGTACAGCAGCAGCCTTTTGCTTAGTCATGTACCCTTCGTTGAACAAATTATAGACCGCACTTCTTGCTGCAGCATAATCAAAGTTCATGAAGTTGGTCATGAAAGAGTTGAAGTTGTTCCAAGCTTTTTGTGTGAAACTTTGGTCTGGCTTTAGCTTACCTTTAAGGATACCCATGAATTCGTTATTAGATGCGCCTGAGTACACAGAGTCTTGGTCAGCCTTTCTTGTAGCTTGCTCAATTGCATCTGCATTCTTCTGCATATAATCAAGGTCATTGTTAATCATCATCTCCTGATTAACTTCTTCCCCTGTTATTCTTTTGAACTCATTCATGAAGCTACCAAACCAAAGTGGCATTGAAACCACTTTATCTGGAGTGGTTAGCATGGTATCTGCGATGTATTCAACAGGGTTCTGAACTAATTTTTTTAGAGTAAGATTATAAATCTGAGTTGTTCTATTTAGTAAGGCACCTTTTGATACACTGCCCTTTATGCCTGATGTTTGCTTTAGTATTTGAGGGTCAACCAATTTACCAGATAGAGCATCAGAAGCATAAAGCCTAGAGGTTTGTTTTGACTTTGCGTTCTTCATGAACTCATACCCATTTGCAGAAGCAATAAGCTTTGCGTTCATAATACCTGTCCCCAAAGCCTTAGGATTTACCAACAATGCGTTTACAATGTTAGAAGCTAATTCAGCTTGGAACCTAGTAGTGCCAGCTAAGGCAGCTCTGTATCCTTGTTTCTGAATAAAGTCAAACACTTCATTTGAAAGGTCATCCTGAACAATATTGTTTGTCAATATATTCTCAAGAGCTTCCTCGTATGCATTGTTTATGGCATTAAATATTTGAGTCTTCTCCTTATCCATTAAGCCCTTATTCTCTAGGTTCTTCTCTGCCTGAATCAAGGTTCTTCTAGCGGTACGAATAGGAGAGGTCATATTGTAATCCAACAACACAAACTTGGCTCCCTTTTGAGTAGAGGTAAACAAGTCAAAGTTTAGTGGAGTCAAAGCACCTGTTCGCTCAATCAAAGACTTAGCCTTTGTAGTTGGACGCATTGAGTTGCTATAGCTATTGGAGAACTCAGGTGCAGCCGTAGCATCCATAGGGTTCTGCTCATGCAAAACATTGTGGTGAAAATAATTGTCCATTAACTCAACCTTATTACCACGTATCACAGACGCAGTGTAGGCCGCCTTCTCTCCTAGAGATGCATTGATTTCAGTCATCACTTTAATGGCATTCTTCTCTGCACTGTTGAATGTATTATAAAACTCATCTATGGTGTAGCTTTCAACCTCTTTAAGTATCTTCTCCAGCTTCTCAGCATCAGCTTCTTTAAAGACTGACTTGCCTTTTCTAATATGTTTAATAGTAGCATTAAGATAATCAGCGACAGGCTTAACACCCTTCTTGCCTACGTTTGACTCGTACTCACGCTGAAGCATATAGGCTGTCATTCTAAACTTAGACATCAGATACTTGTCAGGGTTCTGTCTGAACGATGCCAATACTTTGTTTTGAGCTGTATCTATTTTTTGAGACACTCTTTTTAGCTCAGAGTTAAAATTAGACAAAGCCTGAGCAGAGTTCTCAAGAAGTGAGTTAAAGATGTCTCTTGTTTTAAAGTCACCGAATACGTTGTCTATGTAGTACAATGGGTTCGCTCTTATCAACTCATCTATAGCTCCCTTTTTTGTAAACTTATCTTTTAATCTTGAGTATAGTTTTGAGAAAGACAAAGGCTTAGCTTTTTCTATGGCACCAGAAAGAACCTTGCCTTGCTTGATAGCCTCAAGTTTCTCTATAGATACCTTGGCATAATGAGGAAGGTATCCATTGTTGATGTTACCTATAACCTTTATTATATTTTTAAGGTCAGTCAAAGGAAGGTTCATTAGGTCCTCAACGCTCAGTTCTTTGATAAGCTTTGCTAGATTTAATGCATCCTCTTTCTCATTACGGCTAGGCAACGGGAACTCCTTGTTATCAATCTTTAGCTCCTTTAATGTTTTTATTTCTTTCTTTTTATCTGCTTCAATTTCCGCATCAGTAGCAGGCGTAGGCTCTACCTGAGGAAGTATCTCAGACTTGTACTTCTTCATCAAGTCTGCTTCATCAGTAGTAATTATACCACCGTCTATCATGTCCTTGATAGTTGAAGCATAGCTAAGGTTGCCATCTTCGTTAAATACTTTGCCCTCGTAGTTGTTAAACCTATCCGCAAGTTCGTCAACCAAAGAAAACTCATTGCTTACCTCTTCAAGTATTTCATTGACTTGTTTCAATGCCTTGACTCTGTCGGGGATACTAAGGACAACCTTTCTTGCGCTGAAGTCTTCTAATATGCCCAAGTACTTCTCCAATTGATTCAAAGGAATAAGTGTTGGGTTGATTGATAGCAATTGATTTAATGGCTCAAATAGGTCTTGAGAAATACCAATCTTAGTCTTAATGTTTTTCTTGGCCTGCTTAATTTGACTTAAAGCAGTACCCATCTTTCCAACGTAATCAGCCTTAGAGAATACCTTCGCCATGTAATCAACAAAGTTGGATACAGAGGCTTCATTCAATGGATTTATTTTTAGTGTTCTAGCAACAATACTAGCAGCTTGAGTGGCAGTAATCTTTCCAGATGCTGCCAACTCTCTAATCTCACTAGCCAAGTCCTTAGTCACGTCTCTTCCTAGCTCACGTATCCTTGAGATAATCTTTAGCTTCTCTTCTCTAGTTACGTTGGTAATGTCCTTGAGTACACCGATAACACGGCCAATTGATGCAGCTTTACGTGGTTCAACACCCATTCTAGCACGTGCTTCACGCTCCATGATTTTGCGCTGGGCATCATTGACATCCAAATCCTTATAGAAATCTCGGACCATTTTATCCAAGTTGGATACAATCTTCTTTTCAGGAATCTCTTTTGATTTCTGAGTTGCTATCAACTTATCAGCCTTATCCATTAAGGTATTGAAATCCTCTTGGATACTAGCAATATCAAGGATGTCTCTAAGCTTCTCCTGAGAGATGTTGTTTTCTGCAGCTATATTTTTAATGGCATCACGTAGTTTCATGCCACCCTGAACCAATGCCTTCAGGCCTTTAACCATTCCTTGAATAGCAGTTAGAGGAATGCCAAGCAACGCATCGTTAGCTCTTGTCTTTAATGTTTTTGAAATGCCTTTATCTATTTTGTCAAGGAAATCAAAAGCATCTTCTAGTACATCTACTTCTTTGCCTTGCTCTTGTTTAGTGGCTAATAGGTTATCAAATACAGAAGTAATGCTAGGCGTAAGCTTAATGTCTATGCTGCTACCCTTAATGGTTTTGTAAATATTCGTAAGCCAATCCTTCAGTTTTTCAAATACGTTTTTCAACGCATTGCTTGGTGCTTTACCTGACCTTAAATATTTCTCAAACCCTCTGGCCCACTTCTCCTCAGCACCACGGGTCCATTGATTGTTCTCAACGCCAGCCCACTTTTTAGCAGTCTCATAGTCTTTTGCGAAATCAGCATTAGTCTCAGCTAACTTCTCGAGAACCCTACGGCCAAGGTGGCCACTCATTTCATGAGTAAGTGTAGATATATCAGCGCCATCAAAAACGTAGACCGAAGCCTTGTTATCGTTAGAGAAATCAATAGCTCCTTTTATCTTGCCGCCCTCTTCTTGGAAAGCAATGATTGGATTGCTTGCATCTGCTGCTGTGATTTCTGTTTTAATCCAAGCCTTACCATTGTTATCTCTTACTATCTCAGCATCAGGTCGCATCTTGCGAATCATCTCACCAAGCTCTCCGTACTTGTTGACTATAGTAGATTGGGTCTCACTAAGCTGGTCCTCAAAGTCATCTTCATTTACATTGCTCTCATATTCTGAAGGCTGTCCGAGATTTTCTGTAGCCCTTCTTTCATCAATCGTATAGATAGTATCACCATCTTCATAAATCTCCTCTGCCCAAGATGCCAAGTCTTGTGGGGTCATGTAGTCATACTCTTTTTCTACCCTATCTCTTACATCGAACTTTATTATTTTATTCCAAGAAACAGTTTCTTCTTCAGGGTTATTTTCAAAGTATGAGTTCAATTCATCATTAATATTCTCAGACATCCACTCGTCTGTCTCATACTCTTCAGCTTCTTGTCTTGTTATTGCATTTATATCACTTACCTGACGCTCTAAGCTGTACTCCAACTCACTCATTCGGTTATCGACCTCATCTCTTCTTAGGTCATCAATATCGTATATTGAAACAGAATCTCTAGCAGCAACAGTTATGTAGTCACCACCTGATTCTACGACAATCATTCGAGTTCCACCGTAATCAATAAGGTCTCCGGGCTCAAGATAGTTATCATCACCACGAATAATTTCGTAAGGAGGAGTGCCTTTGTCACTTACGTATCCTTCAATTACAGCAATAGTATATGGTGTAGGGAACCAAAGTTCAGTAGCTCCTTTGTCTGCAGCGTGTTTAAGCGACTCTCTGAATAGTCTTAGCTCGTGAACCTTCTGTGAAGCCACGAATTGACTAAGCATTAAGTTGCCAGCTTCTGACTTCTTAACTTCTTCTACTCGTTTTGCTATGTATTTGTACTCTTCTTTCTTTAGTTCCTTTCGCTTTACTTCATACTCATCTCGAAGTTCGCTATATCTTGTAGCAACATCACTGTAAGGAATAGCCTGTCTAGCCAATAGTCTAGCAGCCTCAATAACTATTTTGTTCTCTGCGTTCTCAATAACATCGTATCCAATAGGAGGGGTAGTGTATCCATCAATACGCTCTAATACAAGTAATTCTCCTTCTGAGTCAAATGAACCAACAGCTTTTTTATTACCATTCTCATCAAGTACAAACTTTGTCTCAATGTTAAACTCCTTCTTAAAAAGCTCACGTGTTTCTTTATCAAGCTTGCTTCTAAAGTTTTTATTCATGTATTCATCTATCTCCTCTTGAGGGATTTTTGATGCGTACAAATCATTGGCCTTGTTCTTTTGGAAGTAGTCGCTTTGTAGTTCTGCTAAGGTGTATACCCCAGTATTTCTATTAAACCAATTACGAATGTGTCCGAACAATCCTACATTAATATCCCTTTCGGACATATCGTTCCTTTCATTGACCCATCTCTGCACATCAGCAAGAGGTCCTGCTGTGCCCACGTACTGAGCCATTTCATTTTGCTCAACACCGGCCGGCATATTAGCATCAATCGCTACATACTGCTCAGTGTTTGGTACCTGACGAATGTTCCAAGTAGTAATTTGAATAGCTCTATTGTTAAAGTCATTTCGGAAGTGACCAAACTGACCATGGTCAATAGGGCTATTGAATATAATGGTCTGAGCTGTCCCATAGTTTTGCTCATCACCAAGATTATCCATACCATAAGAAGCGTATGTTGTTGTATCAATACGCTCGAGCTTCATTAGCTGAGTCTCAACATCATCCTTGAACTCATCAAAAGAAATTCTCTTCTGGCCTTGGTACTTGTCGTAGGACAGTACTGTATTTACAATGTCCTTTTCAATTTGCTTGCCACGAGACTTCATTAGGTCGCTCACAGCTTGAGGAGCTACCATATTGCCTTTCATCTTCTGAAACTCAGGAAGCTCAAACACAGCTAAAGTAACTCTGGTAACAGGAAGCTGAGGTAGCTCAGTGCTTTGGAATAGAGCACCACCCTTTTGTCTGATGGCATCAATATCCCCCTCCTTTACGTCTTCAAAAAAGGTTTCGTAAAAGTTATCCTTGCCTGATGTCTCTTGCCAAACTCTAGCCATAGCGTCTGTCAATGCCATCTGGGCATCAATCTCCTGCTCGGTTATTGTTTGCTTCCCTGTTTCTGCGGAGCGGAGGAGTCCTGCCTTTGCGACTCTTTGGATGGAGCTTTTGACTTGCTCTCTTTTTGTAGAGACTGGTGTAGGTCCTTTAGGTTTTGCTGGCTTAGTTGTGGCTTTGGTCTCGGGTTGAACAGTCCGTAGTTCTGGCTGTATCCGCTCAGTCGGTATAGCTTCATTTGTATCTTGTTTAGTTGTTTGTAATTGTTCAGCTCTTTTAGAAGCTACATATTTTCTGAATAAATCTGTTCCACGAATATCGCCTGTGTTTTTATCTATCTGTACACCTACTCCTGTAATAGTACCGTCCTTCTTCTTTTTAAATGTAAGACGGGTTCTTGTTTCATCCTCGTCAAAGTTGTTGTACTCAAAGACAACAGAGTCACCAAGGTCTGTTCTCAATGGTTCAGCCTGTGGTTCAAATTTCTTTAACTTTAATACCTTACCTAGCACCTCATTGTTCCTATCTGATACCTCTTCAGTTGGATTGTACTCAACTATTTGGTCATCAGTTATTACTTCTTCTTTAACAGGGGCTGGAGATACAGCTGGAGATACAGCTGGAGATATAGTCGCCTTAGTTTTTTTAGTTTTAGAGGGAGCCACAGGCCGCATTAATACTCTTCCCTCTCCTAATTTTTGTTTAACTTTAAATCCCCTTGCCTCCAGCATTTTTTGCATTACAGGATTTACCACATCCACTTCTATAATTGCCTTTGGATTTTCATCTTTAATATCAAAAGGAATTTCAATTACAGCATCAAGTAAATTAGAGCCAATTCCTGTGCCCTCTTGAGCTTCATCAACAACTACATCAAAAGTATATTTATCTCCATCGTACGATGTGAATGCACCTCCAATGACATTACCATCATCATCTCTTGCGACATAAGCAATCTCTCTGTCTGATGTAATACCAAGGTCTCTTTTCTTAGCGATGGTTCTTACTTCTTGTTCAGCGTCATAATCTATTTCACCCTCTTCAGTTATAGCACTTTCTATAACGACACCTTCAGGTAGTTGCTTTTTAGTTATTACTTCTTCTTGGACACCCGCTTCGGCAGTGACTTGAGGTTCTGCTTGGGGTTCTCCTTGCGCCACTTCTTCGCTAACTGTGGCTCCTGACTGAACAGGTACTTCACCTGCTGCTTGCTCTTGAACGGCATCTTCTTTTGGTTTAGTTTCTATAATTGGATTCTCCTGCAGGTTCTTTATATCTGCTCTAATCTGAGCAGCTTTATCTTTAGCTACCTGAGTCTTGTTTCCATCTAATGCATCTAACTGCTTCTGTAATTCTACAATAGCATTAACGGTTGGCTCATTCAAATCAGGTTGAGCAAACCTTACTTCTCTTGCTATGGCTCCAGTAACAATCTTATCCTGCATTCTTTTGTTACGGCCCTCGTAATCATTCTCGATTTTAATATTTGCTCTGGCTAAATCATCAGGCTCCATCGTATCGATAATCTCATCAAGCTGTTCTCCAGTTACCTTTTTATTATTAACCTTATAAACAGGAGCAGCTAGTCTTGCTTGAGCTGTACTTACTGCCGTCATAGGCATTTCAGTAACCATCTCAAATAATATATTTTCAAGATTTTGTTTTTCTCCTGCCATAGCAGTTCCAGCAGCTTCTCCAAGACCTCCGCCTCCTGATTCAATAACTCCGCCCGAAGCGAGAGATTTAGTGTATGCAGATTTAGTGGCTTCTCCTGTTGCTGAAGTAGCAGCCGATTTACTTAATATCTTAGCTCCAACAGCAGATGATAATTTGCCAGTAAAAAAATCTATAGCGCCTACTGTAGCGCCTTTTAGTATAGACTTATTTCTAATCTTATTAAACTTTTCAGGGTCTTCAAGTATAGCCTTTGTGTTTTCTTTTGTAGGCTGAATAGGATTTCCGTTCTCATCCGTCCCTAATTCTTGCTGAAGTAGCTCAGCAAAAGTTGCTCCTGTAGTTAAAATACCACTTGCTAATCCCATTGCTACAGGTAGAGCTGATGCAGCTCCAGCCACAAATCCCGGGGCAGCACCTGCGCCAGCCGTTGGAATTCCTGCCGATGCGGCTGTAGCTATTGCATTAGTTAATATCGCCCCTGCTCCTGCTAATACAGCCTCCTTGTTGGTGGCCATTGCTGTAAATGAATTAACGATTAGCTCAGGTAATACTGCAGGGTTGTCTGATACTCCTCTAAAAAATCCCCAAAAACCGCCTCCTACTTCTTCAGATTTTTTTTGATAATTTATAAACGCATCAGACGGACCTAACTCTTGAGCCATCTTGCTATATTCAAGTAATTTTTCTATAGTCTCATCATTAGGAATAGGTCCTGATAGTATCAACTCATTTGCAGCTGAAGCCAATTGTCCTTGTGCGTATCCTGATGCCAATGTTCTAGCAGTATCATCAATCGCTTCTCCAAGTGGTATAGGGGAATACGTATCAAATGTACGAAGCGCAGTACCAATTCCTCCTTCAAAAAAATCCTTCTCCTCATACTCAGGAGCCATCCCCTTGCTAGCATCTATGTCAGCAACAAATTGGGTCATGGCCTTGTTAGTCTCCTCCTGAGTTGGATACATACCCAACTTTTTACGAGGGTCTATGTATCCGGGCTCGTCTCTTCTCTTGCCTACAACCTGACCTTGCTTAGATACTAACTCAGCAAAACGTAATGCTTCAGGGTCTGCTTCAGCTGATACGGACGAAGCCAAAGAACCAAGTGCCGAAGGTAATGCCGTAGTATCGTCTTTTTTTTTTAACTCTGCTGGCATTTCAGGCTCCTGACCTGAGGCTTTTATAGGGGATACACCCATCAATACTTTATAATCTTCTATTGATTTTTTGTATCCATTTTGTACGGATAAATTATAAATATCATTTAAAGCATTTGAATTGGTAGAAAGCAATGTCTTAAATTCATCAACTGATTTCTTGTATCCATTCTGTACCGCTAGGTTGTATGAGTCTATAATAGCCTGTTCGTTCATCTTGTATGCTTGTATGTATTAATTAATATCCTGCCATAACTCCACCTGTCTTTCTGCTTGTCTTAGGGAATAAACTTAGCACAGCCTCAGCTGCCATTTCTTGTTCCTCAGCAGTTCCTCCCTTAGCATAAGTTTTAATAATAAAGTCCTGCAGATTTTTAAGGGCAGCTTTATTTTTAGCTGGGTCTCCTACTTTATATCCTGCTGATTCTACTCCATTAACATCAACAAAAACATTTCCCGCTGCATTATAATCAAATTTAACTCCTGACAGTTTTGGTGAAATGAACTTGTTAAACTGCTCTGTCAAAGCTTCTCCGCTTGTAAGCTTTTCAAGATACGGAGTTAATTTAGGAGTCTGAATGCTTTCAGAAACAATTGTATTAAGCTCATCTAATGGTGCCTGCTCTTCAGCTTCTTCTGTAAAACCTGTTGCTACAGTTCTCGTATTAGCCTTGTTGCCTTTGTATGTTGATTTACTAAATTTAAGAATAGTGTCTTCAGGTAAATCTGTACCAAAAGCACTAATCATAGCACTAGCTATTTTATCAGGGTCATCATTTAAATCAAATGTAGACTCTCCTGTTCCATCCATTTCACTAACTGTAATTGTACTACCGTTTCTGTTAACACGTTTTTTTGCTTTTTGAGCTAAGTATATAATAGAGTTTCCGACCTCTTGGTCATCATCGCTCTTTAATGCTGCACCTAGTTGTTTACCAAAGTTTTCAGCATCTTTAATTTTATCCCCTCTATCCAAAACTGCTGCAGATGGGTCTTGACGCTGAACCTGACCGCCTGTTTTGATTTCTTCTTTTCTAGTGACCATGCTTAACAATTGCTGAGTCATATAGTCTTCAGCCTTCTTTTCTAGCTGTTCTGAGAACTTATACTCAGCTCTGCCTGTATTAGGGTCTATTACTTTAAGAATTAAGTTAGGGTCTTTAGCTGCCACATTAGGGTCCATAGTAACTTGCACACCTAATGTATCAGCAAGCAATGATGCCTTTTGAAATGGGCTAGAAATGACTGTTCCAACAGCGTCTCTAATAGCTTTATAATAATTAAATATTTCTTGATTAGTCTCAGGGTCAATATCTTTTCTATTTCTAAGGTCCTCTACAGATGTAATAGTGCCTAGCTTACTTAATGTAGCTGGGTCTAACGTAGATTGAATTTCTACACCTAAGCTATCAGCTATCGGAGTCAAAGATTCTCTAACTCTAAACTTATCTATTCTTGTGTAGATAGCTCCATCTACGTATTCCATTCCACGGGTGCTACCATCCTTTAGGCCCATTACTTTTTGACCATTAATGTCCTTCTCTTCTTTTAAACCAACATTAACTTTTCCTGTAGGGGCATCAATAAAGAATCCTGACTGTCTAAAATTACCGTATCCTTGAATTTCTTCTAAGGCTTGTATTTCTAGGATTGATGATTTGTCTGTTCTTGCTCTTTCCATTAACTCACTATATTGAGCTTGGAATTCTTTCATAGATTTAAAACCTCTTGTAGTTCCGTCAACTAAATTCTGACGGGCAATCATATAATCCTTTGGCTTTAATAAACCACTCTTTAAAAGTTTTTCTTGCTGAAGCATATACTGACTTGCTTGGTCAGCGAATCTAAGCGCCTCTTCTTTTGCGCCAACGTGTTCTCCTTGAGGAGCATTTGAAAGCTGTTCGGCATACTTACGTGTAGCCTCATCAATAGCAGCTTTCTTTTCTTCTCTTAAAGCAACTTCATCACGGAGCATATCCGTCATGTTCTTACCTATCTCAGCCCAATTGACTTGAGACTCGGCACTACGTTCAGCGTATTTATAAAATGTTGCCATTGATTATTATTTATTTATTCCAAGCAAATCCTATATTAGGGAATACAGCAGGAGTGCCTGTTAATTTAGTCGCAGGAGGAGTATAGGTAGGACTAAACGATTGAACTGTATTTGGCAACATACCCTTTATCTTTTTCAATGTTGCAGCAGGAACACCTAATAAAAACTCATCAAGGTCTGGCTTACTCATTTTAGATACTTTGCTAAAATCAATTCCATCAACATTCCCTAACTTGGCCAAATTATTACTTATACCTGTCTGGCTTTGACCAAAATCTTTAGACAATATTTTCTCAATACCACTGGCCTGTCTAGCTGAAGCAGTCTTCTCAAATAATGGAGCCTGTGAAGCCAATTGACTTCCAAGACTAGTAAGCCCCTCCATACCCTGTGCTGTTGCTTGAGCCCCTAGCTCCTGTGCATTAGCAGCAGCAAGCTGAGAACCTGCTACTTCTTCAAGGTCTAGCTGAACACCAATATCTCTAAGCCTTCCCTCCTCCTGAGCGCTAAGCATCTCAAGTTGTTGAAGGTCCTGACCCATTGCTGTTCTTATAGCTGCTTGCCCTTCATTAGCTGCCATCTGAATACGACCAGCTGTAGCAGCTGCGCCTCTCTCGCTCTCAACGCCAGCTTGAAGAGCCTGAGCTCCTTGAGCAAGCATAGCTTCTCTCTGTAACTCATAAGGCTCCTTCTGTATCGCTAACTTATCGTATACGTTAACCTCAAGCTTTTTACGTGCTTCTTGCATAGCCGCATCTGCTGCGGACTCTGCCTCTCTCATTAACCTACGTTGCTTTCCAGCGTTAGCAAAAGACATACCTGTTGTAGCTGCTGTAGTCGCTAATCCAATACCTGCCGCTACTGTTGTAAATGCTGCCATATTATAATACTTTTATCATTTCAGATGTGTATGAGTCTCCTTTAATATATCCAAGTTCCTCATACGTCTTTATTAAACTTTGATTCTTAATAAGTGCATATACGTACTTGCATCCAACTAATCCGCATATTTCAGTCAATCTGGAGACCAATAATTCAAGTGCGTATTTCCTTAGTTCTTTCTTGGTATAATACTTATTAGAAATAATCCAATCTACCCACCCTACTTTAGAGTTAGTAAGATACATATATCCTGCGCAAATTGGAACATCACCGTCATAAACTATGATGCCGCCTTTGCCATCATTAGGAAGGAAGTCCTTTTGTGGAGGCTCCCATCCCCATTGGCCCCACCATTCTACAAGAATGTCTTCGTAATCCGTTTCGCTTAACTCTCGTATTGTTAGTGCCATGCTATAACAAAGATATTAATTTTAAGGGAAACTTTTCATTACGTCTGCCTCAACAGCATATAGCTCAATCTTATTCGTGTAAGTATTCTCCATATCAAATACGCAGTAATGACCAAGTACTCCATGAGATTCAGCAACTGAATTCTTGACGTAAAATATAAACGCATTCTGGATAGGTATAGGAGTTGTTCCTGCTATCGTGGTATCAATTGTTATCTGATTAATACTGCTAGGCAAGTTCACTGTTATAGCCGTTACTCGGCCAGCCAGTACAGGCGTGCCATAGGACGGAGGGAGTGAGAAATACAAAAGGTCTCCAATGCTTATGATGCTACCAATAGAAACGCTAGTAGGGAATCTGATTACATTCCCTCCAACAACCTGACTACTTTGACCAATACCATTCACACTTCTTAGGGATAGTTCTCCTGCAGCGTTGTTTCTAATAAAGGCAAAGTATGTGGCTTCTTTCTTCTCGAACCAATCCAATTGGATAAAGCCTGATACCTGTATGTCGGTCTCTAATGTAAAGGCCCAAGGAGCATCTCCCTGTATGTCTATCGTTTTGAATACCTTATTCTCTAGGACAGAAGTGTTAAATACACTCTTCATTCTAGTTGGAGTAAAGTCTGCATTTGGCGTACCATTCTTGGCCTGCCAAGGAGTGTAAAACGTGTTCCTTTCCTCGTTGGTATTGTGCCTGTACAAATCCCCGCCTTTAAACGTATAGAAATAATTGTTCATCCCTATCATCCAGTCAGGATAATAAGAATAGAAGGAGACCCATCCGGGCCCCGCTTCGCTGTATGTTAGTGTATAGTTCGCCATAGTTATTAAGGACAAGTTCCAAATTGAATAATCGCTCCATTAGAATCCACTCGATACCAGTTGTTGGCTCCAGCTGCCGTTGTCTTGTAGTAGCCCGTGCTTAGTTTAAACTGACCATTAACATCACTGAACACTAGGTCATATAGACCGAGTACCCCAGCAGCACCATTGACATGGGCTACGTAGAATGTCTGGTCAATAGCGTTGACACAAGCAGTTGAGCTGTCAAAATTATTAAGACTAGATGCAAATGATGTTAAAGGAGCTGGACAATTAATGTCTATGTCAAATAAAGTTGTTGAGCAAATTCCAAAAACACTAATATTTAATGTAGATGGACTAGCTGCTGTCTTTGGTATAACCATAATGCATAGTCCCGGTTCTGTCCCAGTAAGTTGCATTTGTCCTGCCAATACAGTTACATTTAAATTTGTACCTAATGGAGCAAAAGTAGTTCCATTATACTCAAACTGAGGGACAGCAGGATGAGGAGAGCCTGCGACTAAATTGCAATCTGTACTGCCAATATAGGTAGGTAACCCTGCAGTTCCCTGTCTCCATCCCCATACTGGTGAAGATAGTCCATTATAGTTTACACCATTGTATGTGGCTAATATACCATCAGTCAAACTTTGTGGGTTAAAGCTAACAATAATTGCCCCTGTACCTGTTCCGACATTTGACTCAATATAATATACCCCTTGAGCTCCGTCCCCCTCTATGGCATCGCCACAAGGGATTGGAACCAGACAAGTACCAAACAAAACAATTGCTCCATTAGCATCTACCTGATACCAATTATTAGCACCTGCGTCATTAGTCTTGTAGAAACCTGCCCCCAACTTAAACTGGCCATTGACATCACTGAAAACTAAGTCGTATAATCCTAACGTACCAGAAGACCCATTTACATGAGCGACATAATATGTTTCAAGAAAATCTTTTTCACAAGCTAACTCACTAGTCGCACTCACTGTGCTTGATGAGAATGCTGTAAGCGCAGCTGGACAGGCAACTGAAATATCAAATACAGTCCCTGAGCATGGCCCAATGAATTCAAGGTTCAATATTGATGGGCTTGCTGCTATCTTTGGTATAACCATCAGCGTATTCCCCGGAGCCAATACTGTTAACTCCATTTGTCCAGCCAATACACTCACAGATGTATTTGTGCCAAGAGCAGCAAAGTCCGTACCATCGTATTGAAACTCAGCCAAAGTATAAGGAGAACCTGCCACGATACCACAATCAGCAGATTGCAATCCAATATAGGTTGGAAGCCCTGCGGTACCTTGAAGCCATCCAGATGTCGGTGAAGAAACGCCATTGTACACAACGCTATTATAAACAGCTTTGATACCATCAGGGATGTTTACGGTATTGAATCTAATTATAACAGCTCCTATAGCAGCACCTAAGTCTGTGTTAAGATAATAGATGCCTTGTAACCCATCAGCAGATATAGATTCATCACAAGGTATAGTGCAAGAAGGACAGATTTGCTGAGGTAAAAGTACGCAGTCAACTAACTCCCTTGATATGAAACCGTCTGAATAGAATCCATTGGGGGCACATACCGTTAAAGCTGCGTTCGTGAACACAGCTGTAGCGGAGCCTAGTGATGGAGCGTTTAAATAATATGTTGAACTTGTAGCCATTATATTTTATTTTTTATTTTAAACCACTTCACACCCACAGCAAACGTCAATTAAAGCAGTACTAGAGTAGCACAATGTTACAGGAGTAGAATCTCTAAAATCCCAAACAAGATACAAGTAATCTTGCAAAGCAGGCACTGTAAATTCTGCATAATTAATATTACCACCACCTTGATTTGGTGTAGCTGTACTAGCCAATCCTAGCAACGTAGTTATGTTTGCAGGAGTATTAGCATACAAGGTATTTGACATCAAGTACTTGAACTTGTCTGTAGCAGGGTTGAACACAAACGTATCCGTAGACAGCTTATTAGCAATAATTCTAAGAGTGCTAGTCGCTGGCGGGAAAGACCCCGACCCCACAGGCCCTGTCAATGCGCTGTATCTTGATACCAACGGATTCTCATCCGAAGATAAGAACGTAGTAAGAACAGATTGCAATGGTGAAGTAAATACTCCATTAGTATATCTATACTCGGTATGTATAGTTTGCTCTGCTTCAAAATTATTTGTCACAACTACTTGGACAATTGTCAAGCTCTCAGATATCGTACATCCAGCAAGCACTGAAAGGGATATGTTTCCTGTGTACTCAATAGTTATTGTTGCACTCTCAACGGATATGTTATCCTTAGGGAATGAAAGTGTACCACTGGTAGTTTCAGGACCTGTAGTAAACGTGTTACCATCATACACTACAGTTAGCTCAAATGAAGCACCAGCACTAATTGTCTGCACGGTATAGTCAATGTCAGATGAGCCCACAACAGCACCCAAGTCCACACAATACTCAAATGTTTTTGTTTGAGCTGGCAATGTACTAAGAGTGAATGTTTGCAGTATACCACAACCTAAGCACTCAGGGTTCAAAGGAATATCAGTTTCATTACTAGAAAGAACGTACTCATTCATGTATGGGTCAAAACCTCCTAGCTTCTGAGTAGAGTATGAATTATTGAACTCATCTCTAAACCAAGTACGCATACCAAGCTCAGAAATGACAGCCAATTGGTCATTTCCTGTAGAGTTACCTACCAGCTGAATAACAGCTCCTCTCTTTACATCAGTAAAGAATCTATTGAATCCCCAGTGAACATAGCTCTCAGGGTTAAAACTGATACCATACTTCTCAGTTCTTGCAATCTGAGTTCCTAATATCTCAGGGACAGATGCAATAACACCACCACCTGTAGAGTCTGAGATAATGTTTTTGCTTGACAACACATAAGAAATCTTGTCTTCCTGAAGAACAAGAATGTCGGTTTCTCTACCGTCTAGTATATAGATGTCTCCAAAGGATGGCTCAAGGACTTTGTAGTTAAGCAATCCAAGATTAAACTCGTTAAGCTTATTTACATTTGACTCAGCGCTATAAACACCACTGTAAGTAATGTCTGCAAATCTATCAGCAGCTTTGTAATCTTGAGCAGACACACTTGTAACCCTGTTGCCAAGGTTAAACTGGGTTCCGACTATTGAGTCACGAATCTTGTAACTCTCGACTCCATTTCCAAATGAGAAGCAGTTAAAGAACTTGGTATCAATAATAGCTGGAATCCCTGCGTCAATGTCTTGGTCCTGAACATTGCCCTCGTGGTTCCCATTAACAATAGGAAAAGACATATTGTTTTCAAAGAACACGTCAGGCAAAGCCTCTGATGGCTCCGTTTCAAATACAATTACATTATTGGCTTCAAAAACTTGAATGTTTGCAATTATACTTGACCTTCTTTTTTCTCCTGCGCCAGCCCCATCGCACCTTTCTGTACCTGACATTAATAATGACAACTGATTTGATGATGTGTTTCTAAAGAACCTGTAAAGATTTGTACATTCAGATGGTGAATCAGGAGCAAATGGAGAGGCAGGAAGAGATGAGGCTTCGAGCGCATCCTCTATATACTTGTTTTCTATAGGACACCCATCACCACCCACATCTTGAATTCCATCATTTAAAAATCTAGCAATATTATCTCCATTAAACCAATCCATCATGTTGTCATAGTCAGCGGAAGAAGTAAAGGTTTTTACTAAAGTATAAATACGTCTCTCACATATTTTATCTCCATCACCGGGGCCAAGTCTTTGAAACTTTAAATCAAAGGTTATTCTGCTGCCAGCAGGAACAAGGTAGTCAACATATCCAAAGCTAGGGTTATCTTCATCTACACCCGCTTGATTCATAGGGTAACTTAAAATAGGATAGGTTCCTTTTTTATCTCTCCATACCTCAATTTTACCCGGAGCAATTACACTTTGTTCGTTTTGAAATGCGTTAAAGCTATTGGCATTAATCTTTACATAAACACCAGCTGGGACAGTTATGAGCTCCTCAGGATTTAACTCACTTGGCACTTCTATAAACCCAGATGCCTGAGATGACTTCTCAAGAACGGTTGCATAAACACAAGTTTGTGTTGGACCATTTGAGTCTGCCTTTACTATCAATCTATCTCCTACCTCAACTTTTCTTGAATTCTCTCCTTCCAAAAGAAAGTATGTGTCATTGCTAAATGTATCTTTAAAAAATATCGAGCAATAAATTGTCTCGTAATTTTCTTGGTCAGGCTTAATGACAAACTTATATCTTGTAGCCCAAATTGGCGGACGTTGCGCAGGTGGTATTGTAACCTGAATAGAATTCTGAAATGCAGAACTTCCGCAAGGTATGTGTACGGTGTTATTTTCACTAACCAAAGCCGTTGATGCTCTATTGAAATCATCCATATAAACAATTCCAATCTCATAGTCTCTGTTGCTGTGTAGACTTTGTGTATTTGCTACTTCTTGAAATGTGGCACTAGCCGATGATATATCAAAAAGCTCATACACTGTTTCATTAGGTAAAATGGTACTATTGATGTACTGCATAAAAGGAACTTGCAATCCAATTACACTACTCGCAGGACTTGTAATAATGCCAAATGGTTGACCAACAAAAGTGATTCCGCTTCCTGATTTTACGAAATCATCTAAGTTGTTTTGTAACACACAATTAAATGTGTCTGTAAATGTAATGCCATTACAAGCGTTATTAATAGGCTGAATATTAGCAGTTGTTCCTATTGCATCTTGGAACTCAACACTTGTAGCTAACTCATATACCGATGAATAATCTTTTAATAAAAAGAAAGAAAAATTTAAATCTATATTATTATTTTCCTGTTCAGGCGGGTTCTCAACTGGTACAACACTTGAAAAACTTACGTGATTAATTGTAAAATCTAAAGTAATGGCAGCTCCTGCTACAAGATTTTGACCATCTAAATCAAATTCCAAAATTGAATCAGGTACTGTTACAGGAACGTAAAAATATGTTCCATTTCCATAACTAGTGTCAACCTCTTTTAATCCAATTGGTAAAGAGACTAAATCAACGCTGTAATCAAACATTACTGGAGCGCCAACATTATCTATAAGGTCATAACCCTCAATGTAATTACCATACATAAGGCGATTGCCCATAATTGTTTGGGCCTTAGCAAACCTTGGCACGTTATCGTAAAGCCTTAGTAGCTCAGATTCTGAAAGAACAGTAAATATTTTACTATTTGTAAATTGATATGTGCGATTTTCATTATTACCAATTCCTAGATTAGCCTTGTCAAGCTTTTCAATTACACGAATTAAATTTCCGTCAGCTTTTTTAAACAAAAGGTCAATTCCAACTACAAGAGGTCCCCCTGAGTTATAAGTAATTATTGCTGAGTTAGCAGAGTTAGTCATGCCTTCATTCAAAAAGCTTTCAGCACTAAAGTTAAAAGGCTTAGGAATAAACGCAGGCGCAGACCATTGTGATGTTGCACTATACTCTCCGTTCTCATATTTGTATCTGTATGCAAAACAAATAAAACGTGTTTCCAAAAAATTCTCTTGGTTGTTAACTACAGTAAGCTGTATCTGTGGAGCTTCAGTTGGTGGTTTTTTAATTACCAACAAAGACTCAGCACTAACCTCATCAACATTTGCAATTGGGTTAGGATAGTTCTTTTGAACATTTATAACTCTAGGAGGATTGTAGTCATCTGTAAAAAACAAAAGATTATTGTCCAAGATATCTACCCCTGTAATAAGGTAGTTGGAGTTAAAATTCAAAGTGGTATTTACGTTATCACCATCATTAATTGAAATGACGTGATAGGTCAATATGTTTGTGCTAACATTAAATGACACTATCAAGTCTAGCTTGCCTGTGGCTCCAACAGGAAAGTTGGGGTCATGGAGAAACCAATAAATAGTTTCGGTAAAGCTGTTCTCAATAGCTCCAATACATTTTGCAGCAGAACTTAGAGGGGTTCCATCAATATAGCTCAATGAAGTCAAAGGAGTATTGCCCTTGGTGTTTTCAATTACACCAATCTCTGATTTCTCAGTAGACCCCATCCTTACATTCATGGCATCAATATATTCTCCGTCAGGGACAACTCTTTGGTCATAGACCTTATTCATTCTCCCTGCTGTGAAGTTCCTGCTAAACTTTGCCATCTTATTTAATTTGCTTGTCTAATCCTCTCAAATTCATTAAGAGTCTACCCGGATGAATATTACTGATTCTAATCTTAGCGTTTCTCAGTAAGGCTGATTTCTCCTTACGAGCACGAGCAACAATATATTCCTGAACTCCTAATTTGCTGCTCAATATTTCATACTGAATATAGGCATAAACGTACTTTTCAAATAATTTATTTACCGTAATCTTTGAGTTGTCTCCCTGCTCCATGCCATCAGACACATACTCAACAATACATGATTGCCCAGCCATTGGTGAATCAAAGTTAATTACACCAGCTTTTCTGTCAATGTTAAAGGTAGGGTTGAAGTTAGCGGTCTCAGTATTTAAACCATAAGCGGCCCCAATATTCCCTTCAAAATACCACATCCCATCATAGTTCCATCCTTCGTTTCCGTCAAATTGATTGTCCTTATTTAGGTAGATACTTTTCTTGATACTTGTAATGTTGTCTAAATCAATCTGAGAATACTCAGGAGACAATGCGTTTCCCTGTTCATCAAATAAAATCCTGTACTGATTGTCCTGAAGATATGCTTTAGATGACAAAGTCTGAATGTTTTCAGACAATGGTCTCAACCACCCATCTTTGTAAAGAGATATCCTCACCCAATTGACATAGTCAGAAGGCAAGATGTACTTTAAATTATCAGAGACAGTAAGCTCCAGTACTTTTATTTCCTTAAACGCATCGTAGTTCAATTCTTGAATAGCCCTCTTTGCGTGAAATAGTATCCTGTAACGCTCCTCATTGTTCACTAGAGAGTGATTCCCTGAGTACATTAATAGGAAGTTGTTAACAATATCTTGAAGGCTCACATACTGATAAGAGCCCCAATTGGCATCCTCAGGAACAACGCCACCATTTTCGTAATACTGATATTGACTGATGTATGCCATGATTATTGTGATTGTTTTTGTTCTTCATTACCACCAAACTGTACTGCATCCATCTCACGTATAGACATCCCTGCATACTGAAGAATCTTCGACACAAGTTTTATTTCGTCTTCCAATGGAACTTCAAAGTCTTGGTAGTCAAGTTGAGATTGATTAAATACTGGCTCACCATTTGCCAAAGTAATGTATGTCCACTTAGGGTCTTTAGGGTATCTAAAGTAATTTGCTTCAACCTCGTTTGGCAAATTAATAGTAGCAGGATAAACTGTAAGGGATGAGCCCTCTTGCGTGTAAGCAGGATATAACTCCGTAGGAGCTGTAAGGTTTGAGTTTACAAGCATTGTAATTTTTGAATGAGTAACCTTCTCCGCTTCACCTTTAAATACTCTAGTTGGCCCAGACGCATCGTAACAAAGGACCTTGTTAATCATAAAGTAATCAAAGCCAGTGGTGGTCAAAGACGGTAGGAAAAATCTATTTGAAGCTGGAGTCACCTGAGTAAGAGTAGATGTAACTATGAATGTTTCAACTGCTTCCTCTACTGACTTACGTAAGTCGGCATAATCAGTTCCTGACATCCGAGCATTCTCCATGTTTGTTATCTTATTGTACTCAGAGAAGTACTCTTCAAACACTTCCATCTGAGCCTGCTTGGCAAACAAGTTAAAGTCTGACGGAGATATGTATCCGTAGTTGTTCTTGTTCAAAACGGATAGCACCGTATTTCTAACAGAGTTTATCATTTTTTCGCCTTTTTACAAATATACATAAAAAAAAGAGGGCACAAAAAATGCCCTCATTTCCAAGTGTTAACAAACCAATTTAACTATTTACGCCAATATAGCATCCAACATTCTTAGTCCATCAATACCTTCATCACTCTGTAAGAATCCACCAGCAATTTCATAGGGGTCCTCACCATAAGGGATTGACATCATCTTCTTTTTGTTAGTCGCTGTATTAAACCAAATCTCTTTATCATTGTTTCTCAAAATCAATAACTTGTTTTCGAAGAACATTCTGATTTTAGCTTGAAACTTTAATTCAGGGTCATTCAATATATTCAAAAACTCTCTAGGGTCTGTCTTGGCAAATACCAAAATATCCCGCTTCAATTCAGCTGTGGATACAGTAGATGGGTCCTTGCCAAACATTACTCTAGTAAGAATTTCAATCTGTTCAATAGTCAATTGACGAGCTTCTATTAATGCCTCTACCTCTAGGTTCAAATCATTAACCTCATCAGCTGCTTCCTTCTCCTTGTCTACTTCAGTAAATACAATACCATTTAAGGGGTGGTAGTGAAGGAACTGCTGTAGTACAGGGTTTTGCTTTGGGACTCTTAGGAACCCATCTTCAAAGATAATAGGCTCAATGATTGAGTTACCATCTTGTTCGTCTTCAAATGGAGACTTCTGATTGGTAGCATATCTAAGTGCTCTATTGACATTGTTCTTCTCATCAAACCACATAAGAGGAAATCTAGGGTGGTTTCTTGATGCTAGTGTGTAGGAAAGTGGATTCCCGTTTTTAAGTTTGTAGACCTTGTCTACAGGTGTAATCTTAGCCATTTGTTATTGGATTTAATTTGATTTAAAATAGAGAGAGTCAAAGCGACTCCCTCAATTAATTGTTACTTCTTTGCTTTAAGCTTATTAACTAATTGCTTAGCAGCAGTCTTACTCTCACTACGAGCTATGTTTCCTTTTGATGTAACTTTTCCAGCTGAATTCCTCATAGTATAGTTATAGGTTTGTTCATCTGGCTTGTTCATGTTTGTGGTATCAATTGACATTCTATATCCCTTTTTACCAACTGGAACATCCATTAATGGCGCTCTCTTATTAATAGTACTAGTCTTCTTTGCTGGTTCGTCAACAATTCTAGATGCTTTTACTGTAACCTGAGGTAGTGTTTTTGGTCCCGGTCCTTTTTTCTTTGGTGCTGGGTCTCCTCCCTTTTTCTTAATAGCCATTGTCTTTTTAGTTTAGATGTTTTTTAAAAAGGAGAGTGCCATTAAAGGCACCCTCCATTTATTTATCATCCGTATCTGAACAATACGAAGTTGTTTGCACCCAAGGTACATACACAACGCTCAGATAGGAAGTTAACCTCCATTGCATCAAGGTCGCTAGTCTGTGCACCACCAGCAGAACCAGTAATCCAAGTCTTGTAACGTCTGTCTTCAGCTTCAGAAGCTCTGTAACGAACGTGCAAGAATGGACGCTTAGCGTTCTTACCCATGATTTGGTCATACACTGAAGTAGAACCTGCAGGAACCATCAAGCCTGTGATAGTACCAGTTGCAGTAGCTGCAGTTTGGTTCAAACCACCACGCATAGTTGGGTCGTTCAAGTACTTCCAGTCAGACTTGTAGAAGTCATAACCTCTACGGAATCCAGTGAATCCAAGGTTCAACGCCATGTCAACATCGTTGTCAAATAGACCATAAGATGCAGCACCTGCAGCGTTAGCTCCATTGTATCCGTTCAAGGTAGCCAACATATTGTCGATGTCGAAGCTAAGGCCACGATTAACGAACACTACGTTCTCTTCAATAGCTCCCTGCTTGTCAAGTCGAGATACGATAGAATCCCAATCAGGAAGAGTAGTTGGAGTACCAGCTCCCCATACGTTACCTCTGTTGTTAACAACATAGAAGATACCTTCAGAACCCATCATTCCAGCAGTCTTAGCACCTGAACCTGTAGCTGCAGGAACTGCTTCAATCATTGCAGTCTCAAGATAATCTTCGAAACGTAGACGAGTCTCGTGCTCAGACTTCAAATACCAAAGGTATCCAGTAGCACCGTTCTCAGTAGTTACTTCAACCCAACCGATTTGAGCCATGTCAGAACCGTTAACCGCATACTTATCTTTGATGATAATAGGGTTGTTAGAGAAGATTTCATCTTCAG